GGTCTATCAGCATCGGGTAATGTTACATCTACCCATGTCGTAGTACCGTCTACATTATCTTCTTTAATCAATGTTTTAGCCATTGTTTTTAGTAACGTATATCCGGTTCGTGTTGAAGGGTCCAACTGCTCCCATTTTTTCTTTTCTTGTTCTGCAATTGGATCAGGGTATACAAATACTTGCTGAGTATGTGTAATATCATCAATACGATAATTTAGTTCAGCATATTTAATCATTTCTGGTATTTCGAATGGTCTGTACCAATCGACTTCTACACGGAAAGTAAACTTTGCTTTTATGAATCTATGCTCTGCACCTGCGTCTAATTCATCTTCAAATTCATCACTCACTGACATTAGATATACAGGTATTTTACGTTCAATATCAGGAGCAAAATCAAATTCTTTTATGCGTAAAGTTCTAAATGTATTAAAATAAGGAACGATATTTTCTGTTATTTGTCCAAAGTCCGACTTATTATCCATTAAGAATTCTAAATCATAGTATAAATAATATGGAGTTGGTTGAATATCCCGTATCCATTGTTCAGTCGCTTTGGAAAAAATTGCACGTGCATAAGTAGCTTGGGTTCTATTTTCGTTATTTTGTTCTTTTCTACTATATCTTAACCCGCCAATTGGAATAGGTAGCGGTTGTTTTTGATGATTAGTCGATCTATACCAATTTGCAAAATTTTTATCTTGGTTTATTACAATAGGAACTCTTATAGTTTTAGTGTAATTTTTTCTAGATAAATCAGTGTACTTATTGACCTTGATATTATTGAACATATCTAATAGGGCAATTTCTACCTTTTCCTGAGTCCTTACGTAATAATATGGTACCATAATTTTAATCATTGTTGAATTTAATTATAGTTTATAAGAAAAAGAAAAAAAATATTTTACTATCATCAAGAATTACATATATTTACTATAATTGAGTTGGTCAATAGGTATTATAATGATAAAATGTAAAATATGTGAGGTTGAATTTAATTCGATTGCATCGTTAGGTAAGCATATAACTCGTACCCATAAATTAGATAAAGAACAGTATTACAATACATATTTATCTGAAAATGGAGCCGGGGTTTGTTATTGTGGTAATAAAACAAAATTTCGCAATTTATCAGTTGGATATTTGCAATATTGTTCATCTAAATGTAGTTATCACTCACCTGAAGTAAAAGAAAAGAGGGATAATACTAATTTACGTAAGTACGGAACAACTAATGTTAATGAAAGTGATGCAGTTAAAGATAAACGTAAAGCCACGGTAAGATCTCGATACGGAGTAGATCATATAACTCAATTAGATCAAGTTAAAGATAAAATTAAAGAAACTAATCTAAGTAGATATGGCACTGAAAACGTAATGGGTAATGCTGATATCAGAGCAAATTATAAAGCCAGTATGTTAAAAAAATATGGGGTTGATCATCCAATAAAGAATGAAGTTATTAAGGAGCGAAGAACTTTAACTAATATAGAGAGATATGGTGTAACTCATCCAATGAAATTAGATGAAATTAAAGATAAACAGAGAGAAACTTGCCTCAGAACTTATGGTGAAGCGTATCCTATAAAATTAGATAAAGTCAAGGAAACCCGGATTAAAACAAACTTGGATAGATATGGAGTAGAATATCCTATTCAACGTAATGATATATATCAAAAGGCACGTGAGTCAATGATAGAAAAATACGGAGTTCCTTTTTCTGCTCAGTGTAAAGACTCACTTAATAAACGAATTAATACAAATAAAGTCAGATATAATGTCGAACATGTAACTCAGTCCGAGTATGTTAAAGAAAAAATAAAACATACCAATTTAGTTAGATATGGCAATGAAAATCCGATGCAGAATCATAGTATATATTTAAAATCAGTGGAATCTCATTTAGATAAATATGGATATAAATATGCCTTTCATAATGATACGGCTAGGGACACACGTAAGACAAATTCATTGAATCGCATGAAAGATAAATATTCAGATCAATTAAGTAAATATAATTGTGACTTATTATCATTTAACTCAAATTCAACATTTACATATAAATGCAATAAATGTAAAAATATAATGGATGAGAGTTGGCAATTTGTCGTCATATGTAGATTTAATAACAATATTACCCCGTGTACTGAATGTCATCCTAAAGAACAGAAGGTATCGTATATGGAGAAAGCTATACTAGACTATGTTAACGAGTTAAGTGATGATGAAGTATTGGCAAATAATCGAAGTGTTATTAGTCCATATGAATTGGATGTATATATACCTAAAAAGAGATTAGCATTTGAGTTTAATGGGTTATATTATCATAATGAATTAAATAAACCTAATGACTATCATATAACGAAGACTAATATATGTGAATTAAATAATGTCCATTTAATTCACATATATGAAGATGATTGGGTATATAAATCAGAAATAGTAAAATCTCGTATACGAAATTTATTAGGTAAGTCTAATGTTATATATGCACGGAAATGCATAGTAAAAGAAGTACCAATTAAAATAGCCAATGCCTTTTTGGATATAAATCATATACAAGGGAAAGCTCGATCAAAATATAAGTATGGTTTATATTACAATGGCGAGTTGGTGTCATTAATGACATTTGGTAAATCTAGATTCTCTGATGAGTTCGAATTAATTCGATTCTGTAATAAATTAAATACTTCAGTGGTTGGTGGAGCAAGTAAGATATTTAAGCACTTTGTGAACACCCATAACATTGATTCAATTATTTCATATGCTGATCGATCATGGTCAACTGGAAATTTATATACTCAACTTGGATTTACATTTCATTCATATACTCAACCCGGATATTATTATATTAACGGAAATATACGTGAAAATAGGATAAAATACCAAAAGCACAAACTGGTAAATGCCGGGTACGATAAAACAAAAACAGAACATCAGATAATGTTAGAACGGAAACTATACCGAATATATGATTCGGGTAATATGAAATTTTTATGGAAACGGTAATCTTTATTTAGATTACCATTTACCAAACTTATCATAACACGGATAAAAATTATTATCACATGAAATATTTTCTACACTTTCATCTACTTCAGGTGGCCTGAAAAGCACATCTTTCTTTAATGTCTCTACTTCACATGAAGCATCGAAAGGCCACTTAGTGTTATTGCCTAAATCATCTTGCAATCCATTACCTGCTTGTTTGCCGATAAGATCATTGATAAATCCTTCTTGTTCTGGGTCATTAAGAACCTCAGGATTAACAGTTCGTCCGGTATCCATTGCATCCTTAAGGAATAATTTCCACCAATAATGTCTTTCCCTGTGTCTGTATTCAGGAGCTGCATTTTTAATACTTTCTACTTCATATAACGTATTAAATGCTTCTAATTTTAACATATCCCCAGGTTTAGGGAAGATTTGCTCTGCGCTATATCCATAATATCTGAAATCCTCGTATCCTCGTTGACTCCATATTGGATTATGGTCGGATGGATTACATGCAGGTTCAACACAATTTCGTTTTAAACTTGCGTACTGTAATTCCATGAATAGTGACATGTGGACATGAACTTCAAATTCATCTAGGTGTTGGATACCAAATCTATTGTATATTTCATTTTCGGGTTGGAATGACAAAATAATAGGGATATCAAAATATCTCTCAATTACTCTATTATTATCTTCGTGGTATAATCCATCGTTATATGGATTGTAACTAGTAGCATAATATTTCACAAATGTTCCCTGACGTATTGTAAAGTTACGAGTGACTCTATTATGTCTTTCTTGGTCTTTGAACCCATTATGTCGTCTAAAATAAGAAGACACGCCAGTATTATGTTGAAATGACCATTCTGGGTCATTTATTTGGCGTTTTTCACTGCGTTCTATTATACCATCATTTCTGTCTTCCCATAATGAACGAGAAACATTCGCTAATAAACTTAGATTAGGAAGTTCTTTGCTTGTATCTCGTACATTATATTCTACAGGTAAATTAATTGTTGCCATCACACTAAATATATTTTTCTTATTAATAGTTTATATATGTTTGAATGCTTTAAACTTTTATCATTTAACCGAAAAATGAAATATTTTTAATATCAAACATGGTTTTTATTTATAAACTATACATATAATTTAAAGGTTAGAGCATTCAATGGGCATTTCGGATAGAAAATATACAAAAATCAATTTTGAGCAGGTCGTTTCTGACCTACAAACCATTTTACGTGCTAAACAAGGTCCACTTGCCGATTTAGGTGATGCGTCTTATGGCAAAACGTTAATTGAGTTATTTGCAGGTAACGCTGATTTAATATCTACGTGGACTGAAGCAGCATTCCAAGACTCATTCTTAGAGACTGCGAGTAGCAATGAAGCGGTTTATTTGGGTGCTCGTAGCTTAGGATATAGCATACGCAGACCAGTCCCAGCTAAAGCAGGATTTTCAATTAGTTTAAAAAGAACTGGTGTATATCCCACCGTAAAAGTTTCGATTCCACGAGGCACACAATTTAGTGTAGCTGGTGTTACATTAACCACGGCTGATGATTGTGAATTTTCATATGACCGTAACGATGATGCATTTGAAAATGGATTGATGGAATTGACTTCAGGCAGAGCAGTGCTAATGCAGGGTAGATTTTTAACAACTGAATTTTTCTCCGATGGTAGACAAAATCAAGAATTTATAATACCTGACGTGACATTTTCTGATTACTTTGGTTACGGTGATCCTAATTATAGTGAGCCTGATGATTATACCCAGCGAGTTGGTAGATTTACAACAGTTACTACTGATGCATCATTAACGGATAATTTTCCTGCTTCGGATGCAATTAACGATAAAATATACTGGCGGGTATCACGTAGAGGATTTCAAGATCCTGCTACCCCCAATTCAGTAAATGATATAGATAATTTTGTAGAAGGTGCTAATATAACTACTAATTATAGTGTATTACTTAATACTGGTAATGATGGTCGTGTAAAGGTAAATTTTAGTGATGGTATAAATTCGGCTATACCTTATGGTAAAATAGCCATACGATATTTTAGTACGCAAGGTGAAGATGGCAACGCATTAAATGTTGCTGGTTCTAGACTGGATACTAATTCCACGTCTATATTAATAACACAGGAAGACGGGACTGAGAGTGACTTAACTTTAGCGGATCTAAATCTTGCATTAGTTACTGATATTAGAGGTGGATTAAACATAGAAAGTATTGAATCTATCAGACAAAATGCACCTCAGATATATAATTCACTTGATTCACTAAATAACAGAAATAGTTATAAAACATTTCTTAGACGTTACGCTGATGTTAAATATGCAAATGCATATGGCGAGGATATATTAACTAGAATTAATTCAAATCAATCAAATCAAAATCTCCCTCCTCAGCCAGAAATTAAGTATTCTAATATTGTTAGATATACAATATTAAAGGATTTATATAGAGATAAAGATGGCGCATACTTTCCAACCGATCCATTTGAATATTATATCGAGGGATATAAAGTAAATGGATTAGTATATTCATGGCAGTATGAATGGCAAGAATTGCCAAAAAGATCCGATTTAAACTCTTTAAGCTATCAATCAGATAAGATAGCGGATAAGTTAAACACTGATGGTATCATAATAACAGATTCATCTGGCAATTCTATTACTAAAGAAGATTTTATAAAGGATTATGTAAACCCATATGATTTACAGACTCCATTGCTACCAGATAAAATATTTTCTGCTAACTTAACTCCAACTGATTTTATAGAAGTGGGTTCCGAGCTTGAGCTAGTACAACAATCGCTAAATAAGCGAGGGTACATAACATTAGGCTCCGGTCAGCATATGTATACTCCTCCAATTATACATGATTTTACCGTTGATATGGATGTCATATTATTTAGAGGTAATAATTTCTCTGATATTAAGACAAAAATAAAAAATGGAATTTATTCATATTTAAAAGAGTATACGCAGTTTGCATACCCTATATATAGATCTAAGTTGGAATCTATTGTCCAGAAATTCACAGAAGTAGCAGGTTTAAATTTGACATTCAAAGTAAAGCCCAGTGATTATGAAGGTCTCAGTTTAACTAATTTAACTTGGTTGGGAGAGGATACATCTCAATATATAAATCAAGTTGGATTATCTAACGAGATTGATGTAACTCTTACATATGATCATGCATATGTAACGAATTCGGGGGCGTTGCAAAAAGAATTATCTGGTACAATTCCATTTACCATAACCAATCAAACCACAGGTAATTTAAATATATCATCAAAAATAAGAACGTATTATACTACATATATCGCATATAGAAATCGTGATGGTGTATATAAACCAAAGACCAATTTAAATGAGACTGATTTAAATAAGTTTACTTCTTATATATGGTCAGTTGCTATAAATGAAGTATATATTCCTATTTTTGAAGAATATAAGAATGCTAAAAATAAAGGTACATCCATAGAAGCTAATGGTATATATAATGTTATTGAGGCAATCAAAGGATGGTACTTTAATGGTTCATCATTATCATTTAAAGATACTGATTATATCGTAAATTTAACAGAAGATAATGCAAAGAATATGTATAACTATTTTGTATATACGCTTGAATATATCAAATTAGTTAGAAATATATTATCACCTCAGATAGCACGGAATTTATTGGATGCGAGCGGCAATATATCTAATTATACAAATGAAAATGAAATAGTTCAGTTTAATATAAATTCATCTACTGATATAAGAGTAACAGTAGAAGATGAAACGTTATCTAGAAAAAAGATAAGTTCACAGTAAGAGGATAAGGATATAATGGCACGTAATCCTATTATACATAATACTAAAGGTATTCATAGATACCTTGATTTTGTTTCTCAAGTACCTGATTTCATTAAGGCCGAGGAAGATGTAGTTACATTTCTTCAAGTATTATCAGATTATTTGAATAACGCATATAGAAATATAACAACAGTTGAAAAATTCTCATTCAAATTTATTGCACTTGATTCAAATTATGGTGCGGTACTTAAGAAAGCTAATCAATTAGTTGACATGTTTAATAAATCTGCTGAGAGAAATGTTAAGGTTTTATATCTATCATATCCACAAGGCAATCCACTTAACCCTGATCGTCCATTATATATTGAATACATAAAATATGCAGGTGACTTAGATAGAATTTCACCTAACATAATAAATGTACCTAAGGTAAATGGCGATAAGGTTTATATTGAATTTACTGATGCGACACAGGCTGATAATAGTGGCGTATATTTTTATGACGAGGTTAATAATCAGTTAGTGCGATCCGCAGCCGGGTCGGTTCAAGATCCGTTTAATAATACTCCTGATAAACCATTGGTTACTGATGTCACTACATACGCACCTAGAATGCTAGAATTTAATGTATCTGATGTTTCTGGTGTACAGGCCAGACGAGCAAGTTCATTAGATCCTTTAGTTTATTATGAAATTTCGTTCAATGCCAGAATAACAAATATATCAGATGTTAAATCTGTATATACCATATCCCAGGACATTAATGAAGATGGTTCTGATGAAAAAATATTAATTGATTATTATGGTTATGTTAATCCAGTGCCATCGACATATGACGAGTCTTATAGTATAAATTTTGTTGAAGGCTGTGATTCTTTTGCTTGGAGTGGACTTGAGCAAGGTAAAGGATTATTTTATTTTAAGGAATTAACTCAAAGTGAATTGAGTTCTAATAGAACGAGTGGGTTGACAAAATACATTGATCCCATGTATGAACCAAATACTAATATTTTTTCAATTTCACAAATAACAAGCACTAGTGATAGCATAACACTAAAATTCTCATCAGATGTTTTTAATTTGGTGGCTGGTGATAGATTAAGTCTATTTAATGCCGGTTCATATGATGGATCTGATTATGTAGTAGAATCACGTATAAATGCACGACAGATAAAATTAGTCAATCCATTTGGTGTGGCATTAGGAGTGTATAATGGCGGTAAAGCTATTATAAGAAATTTGTATTATTCTAAGGATATAGGCACTAGTGAATATTATAGACTAGTCGAATATGATTCTTTTATAGGTAGCACAGAATTTTCGGTCGGTGATATAATAGCTAGGGTTAATGATGAATACGAGCAATACTCAACTACTATAGATGCTTCAACTGATTTTGATAGCTCGACTGATTATTTATACCCATCTGATATTTCAGATTTTATTATTGGTGATTATGTTGTTCTTAGAGAAGACAGTGGTGCTAATTTACCAACTGGTACATTGGTTGATGGTGAAGTATATAAAATAATCGATTTAGTGAGTGCGTCTGATGTAAATAATACAACTAATAAAAATAAACTTAAATTGGAATCACAAAGTATTACAGGTGCCGGTACAGGAACTATCAATATAGTAAAGTTGGATAGGTATTTTGATGCTACTGCCGTATCAATAACAGATAATGAACTCTATTTAAATGATATAAATGGATTACAAGTAGGTGATTATATACGAGTGGAGGGAGAAACCACAGGACTTACATTACCGGTTGGTTTAAGCGAAGATACTATTTATATAATAGAAGATATTAATCAGGACACTAATGCGGTGAAATTATATGATGTTTTATTGACAGTAGCCGGGATTGGTAATATGAATTTTATAAAAATGATACCTGATGCAAGAAATCGTGGTAAAATTCAGTCAGTGTCTGTTGCGACTCCATTATCAACTGGTAAACTTCAATTAGATTCTTATGTGGGTGACCTGATAAGCCAAGGCAGAATAATCAATATGTCAAAGCGAATGGACGTTCCTCAGGTGGCTAGTATCATTACTACATCTCAGCAATGGGAGCCTGAAGAGGGTAAGGTATACACAAAGGGCGAAAATTATACTTATCGTATATCTGATAAAAATATGGTATTTAATTATCGTGTTATTAAAACCCATACATATACATCCGGTCAAACAAAATCACCTGATTTTAATAACGAATATTATGAAGTTGCAATGGAAGATTTTAGAATAACTAAAACTAAAGTTGATACTAATCCTTATATGTTTGGTATGTATCGAGTGTATTCATTAGACTTTGATCAAGAGATAACTTATGATAATGTCGCTAGTGGTACCGCATCTGATTTATATATACAAAAAGAAGAAGATTTGCGCCTAGTATATGGACATGACCAAAGGGAATTCGTATTTGATCCAAGATTCGCTCCTCAGGATAAATTAACTAGAAATGGATTCATGGAAATAATACAATCAAATGCATCTGATGATGCGGTTGTTGCTGATATAGATCAGTATGTATCAGCCAATACTACAAGTGCTGTTTTATTAAGTGGTTTAGTTGTTGATATTCCATTTAATATTACTAGTTTAAGTGAATCCGATTTGGTAGTTACCGCAGTTACCGTATACCCCCATATATATATTACCGGTATGCATATTACAATTTCAGGTGCTTCCGATAGTGCTTATAATGGAGAATATATAATAACTGTCATTGACTCAAATACATTTACGTATACAGTTGCATCTAGTGCATCAGGACCAATAACAGGTCCGTCTATTGCATTATCAACATATAGGAATACTATAGAAACAAATATCGATAATATTACTAGATCGGGTGACGTAGTCACAGTAATTACAGACGAAGATCATGGATATAAAAATGGTATATCAGTAACAATTGAAGGCGCAGTAGAGCCTGAATTCAATGGTACATTTATTATATATGATGTTACAGCCAATTCTTTTAAGTATACGTCAGCTGGTGCATCTGCAGTTGCTACTACTTTAACCCAATTGCATTCCATATATCAACCCATAGAGGGCGATTATATTAATGTATTGAATCAGCCAAATAGTAGCGATAATGGTATATATATTGTATCTAGTGATAGATGGCAACCTTACGATAATTCAAAAATAAGCAATCAATGTGTTTTATTTACCAGACAAAATTTATTTGATGTATCTGATACAAATCCAGTATTAGCGTCAGCATTAGATAGATATGCTGTTAAAAGTTTGCGAATAATATCAGGTAGGACCGTTAGAGTGGATCTTTATGAGCCTCATAGCTATATAGTGGGTTCAACTGTGAATATACTAGGTGCTGACCAAGTTGATTATAATGGAAGGTATGAAGTAAGTACGATAATTTCAGATACTTCATTTACTTATAAAATACCCGGTAACATTTCTGTAAAAAGTCCAGCAACTGGTAATATAACATGTAATGGAAATGGGTGGTATAAGTATACTATTTCGAGTATAGATTGGCAGAAAAAATCAAACTATTCAGCTTTATACTATACTATCAGTATTTCAGATTTAAATGGCGATGGGGCTGTTGTAACAGTTAATACAAATACTAATCATAATTTTTCGGTTGGTGATTATGCCATTATTGAAAATACATCTCTATTTGATGGTACATATAAGGTAATTTCAGTTCCATCTAGTACAGAATTTACTTTTTTTAGTGGTATATCAGGAGAAGAAACTCAAGTTGGTATTGTTACAAATGGTATTGTTATATCATCGAATAACAACAAAGATAACGTTTCTAAATTAAGCGGAGAATATACGTTTACTGCGGATTCAGGTGATTCATATTTGTTTAGAGATGGATTAGTTGTTGAGTTAAATGATCAATTAATAAGTTCTGAGAATGGTAGATATAGAGTACAAAAGAACGCTAAATGGAAACGATTAGATAGACGATTGGTAATGAAGATAGGTGATATTAATGTGGATGCATATGAGAATCCTGAATATCTAGGTGGATTAGCTGAAGATGAGATACCTTATGTATATAGAGTATTTAACGATGCGGAAGTTAATGAATATATTGCCGATAACTTTACAGCTAATTTTAATGTATTTAAAGTAGATGCTCCATATGCAACAAACTATCAGTTTGTATTTGAAAAAGTAGCTAATATGGATACAACTAAATCATATCATGAATTATTTGATTCAAGATATGATAAAAATAGTGTAGTTGATACAAGTGATATGAAAGCAACTTTCGATGGAATTCCTGATATGGATTATCCTATATTGGAAAAGGTTGAACGATTAGTATACTTAAAAGACCCAAATGTAATTGATATAGATTTAATTGGTTATCTTGCTCGTTATATGGGATATGATATCACTAGCGTTTTTAATGATATAACATCAAGTCCGTATTATGTATCTAATGAAGAACAAGAGAAGGCATTGAGAAAATATATCGAAAACTTACCTCAATATTATGCTTTAAAATCAACCGAATCGGGCATAGAAATGTTATTATTAGCATTTGGTATAGTAGGTGAATTAGTAACATTATGGACTAAAGACGATAATCCATATGCTCAGTTTGAGCGTGACGTTGATATTCGAAATGTTCAATATGCTGCAATGGAAAGCGGAGAGATGAGTAATTATATACCCACTCCCTATTTTGATTTAAAAGTTGAAGTCGAGGGTAATTTTGATGCTCAGTTACTTTCCAATGACCTTAAAAATGTTGAAAAAGCGGTGCGTACCTTTAAACCAATAAATACAGTATTCCGTGCGATTTATTTATTTTTAGAGACTAAAGCTAATATAAAGATTACTTCTAGTAAGATGAAGGCCAAAGGGAAGTTATCTGCATCTATTGGATATGATAATCTAGTTTTTGACGATGAAATTAATAATGATTGCATTTAATAATATATTTTATCTATAAAATGAATTGAATGACTTTTGTTTAAAATTCAAGTCTTCATGAATTATAAACTAGTATAAAATGAATCAATATATGTTAAAAAGGTATTTTAATGGCTAAGCGTGTTACTATTACGAATCAGGGTGCAGCCCTTCTAGCATCTTCTTCTCAAGCAACTGGACAATATTATTGGCTTGGTTACTATGCGCTTGCATATGTACCGAATTTATGGAAAGAATCCACTGTAACACTACCGACATCTCCAGATGACTGTGATGCAGTTAATGAAGGTACTCCAATTCTATCAACTGATACGGATCAAGTTACTGCTACAATGACCCGACTTACCAAATATGGTGATATGATCTACAATATTTGGCAAGGAGATTTAAACGGAACTGGATTCTATGGATGTCAATCAGATGGTTCTGCTGGGGGTGATTTATTTGGGTTAACTATGTATAATACCAATATCAAGAAACACTATAGATATGTTCTTGATGAAAATGGTAATAATACACTAGTTGCATGGGTGGATGATGGTAATGACTCATTAGAAGGTAAACATGTTTATAAAGGCACCGATGGCTATGTACCTAGTAATCTCCCAATTCCAGCTCCTTTATATTATTTAGGGGACGTAACAGGCAAATCATCAGTTGATAGTTTTTTCGATGAATTTCCTACATTTGAGGAAGAGACCGGACCGACTGGGAACGGGTCTGATATTTATCCATTTTTTGCTGATCAAGCATTAAAGGATACGGTAACTAACATTGATGTGCCTAAAGTATCTGCTGATTATCGTGGATACTTAGATAGTCAGGGTAATGATGCAACTTATTCATATACAGCGGGTGCAACTGATCCTACTGTCGGTACTGCAGGGCAATATTTTGATACAATGGAAATACCCGATGCAATCGATGTCGGTTTTGATGTAACCAGTTGGTATGCAGCTGACTTAACTTATACAGTTGATGATTACAGTGTATCAGGTTATGGATTTTCACCTGCTATAAAAGAATTTTGGAAACTTTTAAGTATATCAAACTATAACCGTTTCCATTCCCCTGTTTCTAGTATAGGGCATGTACTAAGTAGTGATCTTAGTAATAGAAATATGGCAAAAACAACTAAGTTTTTCCCAATATCTAACTATAAAGTAGTGAACACCGATTCTGGATTTACTGCAAATAATGAATCGGTTGAAATCGCAACTTCAATTAAACTTAGTATTGATATAGACCTTGCTCCTAGAGCATTGGCACAGGGATTTGACGAAAATTGTGATTATGATGAAACAAATAATATAGAATTTTTTGATCGTTATGACATAATACAACCTAGTACATTAGGCGATGGATCAGCTACCCCTAATGATAATCTAACGGGTTCTAATATATTTAATACAACTCATGTCTCATTTAAATTTAACCGTATCGGTATTTATGCGGTGCCTTTAAGAAAAGCACCTTATGTACAAGATAATGGCTTTGGTACTGATCCTACTGGCCAAAATGTGGAATTAGAATTCCAAATCAGTCCGGATGAAGAACCAGTTTTATTTGCTGTAATTGATTGGGATAACACTGTATCTATGTCAGATACGGGTGATGGTATTCATGAATTTAAGGCCGAGTTTAATGTAAATCTTGAATCTCCTGATGGAATAGAAGATAGTGCATTATTAAGAGATGCCACCATTTTCTATAATTTATATGAAGATGATGCAATAACTTGGTATCAAAACCAATTAATTGCAAATGCATCAACTCAGAATGCAATTACCGAGTTAGGATTAGAAGTAGCAAATATAAAAAATAGATCTATTGGGGATGATTGTTGTCCTCCCCCTGATTTAAGTGGCTTGTATGCTCCTCTTAATCATAGTCATAGTGGAATAGGGTTACGTAATTTACTAGATGCAAATAATTCAACTAATGGTGGTCTTAAGGGAATTGATACGTCACCTGAGGGATCAACAATAGAAGGTGAGGTGTATGAATTAGGGTTACATTCAATTGCCTTAGGGGAAAGTACATCGACCGCTGGGTACAATTCAAATGTATTGGGTGGTACTCAGAATATTATTAAAAGTACTGTATTTAGGGGTTCTGTTGTTGGTGGTGCTGGTAATAGAATATTTGGATTTGCCAGTGATGTAGTTATTGCTGGTGGTGTAGGTAACTTAATTGACGCAAGTATAGAAAGTGGAGTTGGATCAGGTGCTACAACTACTATCATTGGTGGTGGTGTTGGTAATGAAATATTAGGCGCATATCACAGTGGTATTTTGAGTGGGGCTGATAATATTATAAAATTAGTAGTGCCAACATCTGCACATTCATCATGTATTGGTGCGGGTCTTGATAACTTGATTGATTCTAGTCGGGCCAGTGGTATACTTGCGGGTAATACTAATATTATCTCGGATGCTGAGGGTTC